GTTGGCATCGTGAAAGGGCCGTACCCCGAAAAACGTCTCGCGATCGCCTTGACTGTAAACGAAGACGGCTCACGGTCCATTAATTATGACGAAAAAATCGTCCCGGCGCATTGCCACGTCGATCCATGGAATATCTATCCAGCACCGAATTGTGGAGAGCATATTCGAGACGGAGACTACGTCTGGGAGCGGTCGTATCTGACGGAACGCGGGGTGACCGATTTGCTCGATCTCCCTGGCTATCACACAGGGCAATTGGAACTGGTCATCAAGAATGGCCCGAAGGATGCGACGAAAGTCGATTATCGCAATCCGAACGAACACGATCAGAAAAACGTCTTTGAGACGTGGCATCGGTACGGCACGATTCGGAAAGACCATTTTGCCGCGTTGAATCCGGAGACGTTCAAAGCTGAGATGAAATCTCTCGAAGGGCGAGAAAGTGTCTTTGCGATTGTCACAATTATCAACGAGATCCCCGTTCGCGCATCGCTCCATTATCTCGAATCCGGCAAGATCATCTACCACAATATCCCTTGGCAACGACGCGCAGGGTCCTGGGCCGGGGTGGGAATCCCCGAACAAATGAGTGTTCCGCAGCGGATTACGAATGCTTCCGTTCGGGCAATGCTCAATAATGCTGGAATTTCGGCTGGACCGCAGATCGTGATCGATAAGGCGGGGATCACGCCGGCTGACGGGAGCACGATTCTCACACCAAACAAGGTGTGGTATCTCACGAACGACGGCACGATCAATGACGTGCAGAAAGCGTTTTATTCGTTCGACATTCCGAACGTCACCGGGCCGATTATGAAAATCGTCGAACTTGGTCTCCGGTTGGCGGAAGAGTCGACGAATATCCCACTTGTCACGCAAGGGCAGTCGGGCTCCACGACACCTCAAACGTATGGCGCGACGCAACTCCAAGATAATAACGCCAATCAATTGCTCCGTGACATTGCCGGTGCTATTGACGGGTATCTCACGGAACCGCTGGTGCGTGATTACTACGAATATCTGTTGCTTGATCCGACCGTGCCAAACGAAGAAAAAGGGGATTATCGCGTCTTTGCGAAGGGATCCCGTGTCTTAGTCGACCAATACATTCAAAATCAGACGATTTTGCAGATGGGCGCATACGCCGCCAATCCGGCATATGGAGTGGATCCGCGCAAATGGTTCGCGATGATGTTGAAGACGAACCGGCTGCAGCCTGAAGATTTCCAATATTCGCCCGAAGAACAGCGGATTCTCGACTCCAAACCGCCTGACGTTCCACCGGCAGTCCAAGTCGCGCAAATTAACGCGCAAGCGAAGCAAATGGAGTTGCAATTTAAAGCGCAGAATGCTGAGCGCGATCGACAAACAGAACTCCAAGTAGCTCAAATCGACGCAGAAGCGGAACTCGCCACGGCTCGGTTGGCACAAGAAACCGCGCAATTGAAAGTGAAGATGGATACGGATCGAGACACAGTCTACGTACAAGCGGAAATGCAGCGTTCACAAGCGACCTACGACGCGAAGTTGCGCGAATTGGCGATGAAGAAGGAAATTCTGGCGATGCAGTTGGCCGCGCAGCAACAGATTTCGGTCGATCAAGCGAAAGTTCGGCTGGCGGACACTAGCATGAAATTGCGAGTTCAAAAGGAATTGACCGCGGCTCAGCATGGGCTAGATTTGAAAAAGCACACGACACCGACACCTGAGCAGGTTACACGTGCTGCAGCCGAAATACCTGGAAAAGCTCCGAATGGTGAAGGGTTTACGAAATAATTTCGGCGGATAGCGCGTTCAATGTGGCATAATGGAACGAGGAATATAGGTACACCATGTCACGCGTTCCCTTAACGGACGAAGATCGAGCGTCCCCTCTTTGGCGAAAGATGGACGCGTTTTTACGCGAGGAACTCGATGCCGCGAGAAAATCGAACGATAGTGTGGACATGAGTGCCGACAAAACGAATTTCATTCGAGGCCGTATCGCTGTGCTCAAATGGTTACTGACGCCGCCGACCGATTCGGTCCACGGCGCATTGAACTCGCCCACGTCATTCGGCGCCGGTGAGTAAGGAGGACGTTTATGGCAGGAACCCAGAGTTCCGAGGAGCTTGAGAACGAGGAGATGTCGGAGGACGAGGCTCTACGCCAAATGGAAGAAGCGTTTTTGGCCGGCCCTGGCGCGAACGGAACTCCTTCCGTCGTCGAGCCGCCGGTTGAAGACGATTCGGACGAAGGTGAACCTGCATCAGCCGAAGCCACTCCCGCTCAGGTCGCCGACACGGGAACTGGGGACACCATCGCATCGAGTGAGCCACCGGTAGAGAATAATCAATCGAAGTCGGAGGGACTGACCGAAGCGAAGGTACTCGAACTCTTGAAATCGTCGCAAACTGCCGAAGAATGGCGCGACGGGATCAAGAAATTACGGGACGAAGCGTTTGGAAAATTGGGCGGGCTTGAACGCACGCTCAAAGCGTTGCAAGAGGGATTCGCGGCTCCGGGATCCGACGAGGATCTTGAGGAACATTTTAAGGAGTTGCGAGACCAATATCCCGATGCTGCGCCGTTGATCATCAAAGGGATGAAAGAGGCGCTTAAAAAGGCGAAATCGATCGCCATTACCACGAGCGACTTTGATCCTGAGGAAGTGGCGAAACGTATTCTTCCGGTGGTCGAACAGCATGTGGAGCAGAAATTTGAGGAACGCTTCATTGCTCGGACGCTCGATCGCGAACACAAAGGGTGGCGCGAAATGGTGGGCGCTCCGGACAGCAACACTCCGTTTCGGCAATGGCTTGCACAAAAGCCGGATGAGGAACGGACGAAGATTCTCAGTAGTTTTGACGTGGATCTCCTCAGTGACACGTTGACGGAGTTCAAGAAGAGTCAGAAACCGAAAGAGACAGGCGTCGTGAAGCCGTCCGCGCAGACGCGGACGACACGAATCGAACAGGCCGTCACCCCGAAGAGTCAAATCAAACCTCCCATGCCGCGTCAGAAGACGCCCGAGGAGGAAATGGAAGACGGCTTTCGGGAAGGACCTGGCGGGCGGCGTCTGTAACACGCTCAAAGGAGAGGAATCATGCCACAGGGAACGCAGACATTTGCATTAACAGCCGGTCGGATAAACAAATTCAAGGGAGGCATTCTGTCTCATGCCGCAGTGGTGGAAGTCATTGCGCGACATGGCCGGCAGATCGAGATGCCGAAGAACGTCGGCGACGTGATCTTGCAGCGCCGATGGATTCCGTACGGCGCGACGACCTCCTCGCAGAATACCTTTTTCTCCAACGGGACCGGGGATCGTGGCAACGCGATTGTCCAGGCCCATTTGACGGTGGAAGGCGTCACCCCTCCGAGTGACACCATCCAGGCCGTCGATGTCCAGACCATCCCGCAGCAATATAGCTGCTTGTATGCGTTTACGGACAAGACGTTCTATTTGCACGAGGACGACATTCCGAAAGCCATGCTGGAGCAGATTGGCGAACGGGTGGCCCTCGTCAACGAAATGATCGATTGGGGCGTCCTTCGTTCTTGCACCAATCAGTTCTTCGGCGGAACAGGGACCACGATCGCCACGGTCAACGGACCAGTGACGGTTGGGCTCTTGCGAAGCATCATCACGGCACTGCAGCGGCAGCACGCGAAGTTTGTGACCAGCACCCTCGCTGCGAGTGCGAAGTACGCGACGGATCCCGTGGCCTCGGGCTATGTGCTCGTGAGCCATACCGATCTGGAGCACAACTTCGAAGATCTCCCCGGCTTTACCCGCGTCGAGAAATACGCGAGCGGGCATCCGATGGAACACGAGATCGGCAAGGTGGGGAAGATCCGCATTGTCTTGTCACCGGATCTGCCCTCGTTGCAGGATGCGGGCGCGGCAATCGGCTCGACCGGTTGCGCGAGCACCAGCGGGACCTCGATCGACGTCTATCCCTTCGTGGTTTACGGGAAGGACGCCTGGTCGCAATTGTCTGTGCGCGGACTGTCGGCCTTGGCGCCGACCTATTTGCCCCCGACAACCAAAACCAAGTCCGATCCGTTCGGACAACGGGGATTGGCCGGGACCATGTGGTGGAAGGCGGCGACCATCGAAAATAACAGTTGGGTGGCCGTCGGGTTCGTGGGTCTACGGTCTGAAGTGAGCTAAGGGAGGACGTCCATGAACCATATATTGAGTCTCTTTACACAAGGATGGGCGAACGTGCGAGAGCGCGTGTTGCTCAATGAGGTGCTCGGCGATATCGCTGACGCCCTCTCCTGTCAGGTCCACGTCTCGCCGGTGCTCGCCATTAAGGGCGCCGGTGAAGGGGTCGCAAAGAACACGGAAATTTGTTACGGGATCGTGAAGGGGAAACTCTTCACGATCGCCGACAATACCGATATGCCGGCGTTGTCGGGTACCGTGACGGCTGACAAGTTCAATGTCTACGTGTTCGATATCAACTCGGCCGGGACCATCACGTCCACAATGGGAACGGAAGGCGCGACACTCGCGACTGTGAAGTTCCCTGCGAAAAAGCGTGAGCAGACCCGACTCGGGTACATCATCATCAATCCGACAGGAACAGGAAATTTTGTCGGAGGCACCACCGATCTTGACGATGCGACGGTCGTTCCGAACGCCGTGTATGTCAATGTGTTGGGGGCCTGGGATCATTCGTTCCTACGATAAGAAGGAGTTGAACCATGAACGTTGCAGCTTTAGCCAATGCTGGCATGACTCAGATTCTCACAAAGGCGGCGCTGGCCGCTGACGCGGGTTCGGTGAGCACCTACAGCACCACCGGAACCATGCTGATTTCACGAAACGGCGTCGAGTTTACCAAAGCCGCCGTCACGAACGGCACGACCCCGACCACGGACGCCAATTCTGGCGCCGCGTTCGTCGCCCTCTACGGAGGCGGGAGCGTTGCCAATACTCCAGGCGAAGGGACCAAGTTCGTTTGGATGGTGAATTCTAGCGGGACGGTGAAAGTGGCCCAGGTGCTTCAGTCGCCAGGGTACCAGCGAGCCTTCCCGCTCGACATGAGCAATGGTTTCACCGCGCAGGGCGGGAAGCCTGGGATGCCTCCGATCCCTGAAGGGTACGTGCCGTTTGCCGTGATGACGGTCAAAGCAGGTCCGACGGCGTCTGCCTCCGGGTGGATCTTCGGGACTGGCAATTGGAACGCGACCGGCATCACTGTGGCGGTCGAAGACATCAATACGGTTCCAAATCGCCCGTAATCATCAGACGGTCGGGAGGTGGTTCGTCATCTCCCGACCGCGCGATCTTATTCATCAAGGAGGAGTGCGCGTATGTCAACCGCAACCGCCCCGCAACCCGTCGCCAGAAAAGTTTCTCGGTATCCGCGCGAAAAAGGCTTGCATTCTGAGTCAGTTAAAGTCGAACAACGAGCGTCGTTTGTACAACCGCCCATCGAGGAAAAAATGGAGAATCCGATGGCGATCGAACCCGTCGATCGGATCGAAGAGGACGAACTGGAAACCCTCGCCTTCCTCGAGGAACCCGTCAAGATTCATATTTTCCAGAGCAACGACGCTGCATTCGCCCCGTTGTGCACCGAGTTCATTTCCAATCGCGGGATTCCTGCAGAGGTCTTGTTCAAAAACGGATGGGTCCAGATGGGTTATCTCCCGCGTGGGCAGACGATTTACGTCAAGCGGAAAACATTGGCACAACTCGCGAGTAATCGGGTTGATCAGATTCAAACGCGTGTAGAGCGGCAACCGCAATCCGATCCGATCAATCACACGACCCCCGTCACCACGCGCACGTTTCAGTTTCAAGTGATCGAGGATCGGAATCCCAAGGGCGCCGCATGGCTCGAACGGCTCTTGTATCGGCGCATCTAAGTCATGTCGTTGATCAATCCGTCCACGTTGCTCGACATCGTGCAACGGGCACAGCAACGCAGTCAGATCGCCTCGCTCACGTCGACGGTCATTAACCAGTCCGGCCAATCGCTCGACTTTGTCTTGTGGGCCGACGAAGCGTGGATGGAGTTGCAAGGGAAACGGGAAGACTGGGGCTGGATGCGATTGAGTGCGTCGTTCGCGACAGTTGCGGGTCAGGTCTATTATACGCCGGCCGAAGCGGGCGTGGCGGATGGCGTGAAATCGTGGTTACGCACTACGTTTCGAATCTATCCCACTGGGGAACAATCAGGGGAAACGTATCTCGAATTCGTGGATTACGATTCGTTTCGCGACGTCTATCAGATCGGCGCGCTGCGGACGTCTGAAGTTCGCCCGGTCGTGTTCACCATCACTCCGACCCTCGGTATCGGTCTGCAGACGCCGTTAGCCGGCTACACGGTTACAGGCGATTACATTCGGAATAATCAGCATTTTGAACTCGACGATGACGATGTCCCGCTCGGGCTTCCCGATTGGGCAGTGATGGGACTCGTATATCGAACGCAGATGTATTACGCCGCCGCGGAGAATGACGCGACGATGTATAACGAGGCAGAGAAAGAATACCAGCGGGTTGTGAATCGCTTATTGCGGATCTATGCACCGGAGGTGACCGGTCCAGGTCCGCTCGCCTAACCAACGGAGGACGCCGATGATTCAATTTGCGACGCCTCCGTCCATCCCAGAAACCATTCAGCTCAGTGGCGGGTGGTATACCCTCAGTTCTCCTCTCATCATTCCTCCCGGCGCCATTAACGATAGTCAGAATTGGGAAGTCGTCGCTGATCCAAGTGGAGGATACGCGCTGATCGGTGGCTACGAACGCTTCGATGGACGGCCAAAACCATCAGACGCGAGCTACACCATTGTGCAAGTCGACGCGTTCGATTCCATGCCCTCGGTCGGGAACACGTTAGAAGGGGATGTAACAGGGGCAACCGGTGTCATTATCGCGATCGGTGCGAATTATATGGTGCTGACGAAACTTACCGGATCCTTTTCCGATTCGGAAGACCTACTCGTCGGCGCAACGACGATTGGAACTGCGACCACGCCATCAATCTCGTTGACACCGCTTGAAGCTGCACAATTCCGCGCCCTTGCAGCGGACGCCTATCGAGATGACATCGATCCGATCCCCGGTTCGGGGCCAGTCCAGGGGGTGGTTGAAGCCGATCTCGACGGAAACGGAGAGGTGGTCTACGCGTTCAGAAGCAACGGCACGAATACCCTCCTCTATAAATCCTCATCGTCGGGATGGACAAATATCCCATTTAACTTTGAGGTGAGTTTCACAGCCGGTGGAGCCTCCGCCCCGGCGGACGGCGCGACGCTCACGCAGGGTGGTGTCACGGCGACGATTAAGCGCGTCATGCTCCAGGACGGAGAATGGGCCGATAGTGATGCCGTGGGACGATTCATTATAGGCACGCCAAGTGGCGGGAATTTCGCAGCCGGGGCGGCGACAATTGGGGGAATCAACGTGACGTTGAGCGGTGCGCAAACGCAAATCACGCTCTCCCCGGGCGGACTATTTGAATTCGACATTGGTAATTTCATCGGCGCGTCCTCTGGACGTCGGATTTACGGGTGCGATGGAGTCAATCGAGGGTTTGAATTCGATGGAACCGTTTTTGCACCGATAACGACCGGATTTTCGTCGGACGTACCAAAGCATGTGAAAGTGCATAAGAAGCATCTGTTCTTCGCTTTCAACAGTTCGATCGGTCATTCAGGAATAGGCTTCCCGTATAAATGGACCGCCGATAGCGGTGCTCTTGAAATCGGATGCGGCGATACTATTACGAATTTCATCAGTCAAAGCGGAAACGCAGATACGGCGGTGCTTGGGGTCACCACGCGTTCGAATACGCATTTTCTCTACGGCACCAGCGCGGCGAATTGGAATCTCATTTCCTATAACAACGGGGTCGGCGGGGCGCATTATACCGCGCAACTGCTCGAACAAGGGTACTGGTTTTCTGGATCTGGGATCGTCAACGTACGAACCACTTCAGCGTTCGGCGATTTCATGCAGTCCTCGATGACGTCGAGGATCCCTCAATTTGTTGTCGCACAACGTAGCAAAAATATGTTCGCCGTGACGCATCACACGAAGCATCAGTATCGTGTGTATTTCAACGATGGACAAGCTCTGTACACGACGATTGTCAATGGAAGATCACTCGGAAGTGCCCGGATATCCCTACCTCACACCTTTTCCTGCGGATGGGGATCGAAGACAAGTTCCTTGAGCGAGCGCGTGTTGGTCGGCGGGACGACCACCGGACATGTGTACGAAATGGATATCGGCTCCTCGTGCGATGGAGAGGTGTTAGAAAGTTATCTAACCCTAAACCAGAACTCCTCTAACGCACACCGGCTGAAGAAAAAATATAGTGCGATCTCGTTTGATTTGCAAGGGAATTACTATGCGGCGTTTCAATTCGGGTACAGCTTAACGCACAGCAGTGCGCTTGTGAATCAACCGGCTAACGTCTCGTATCAATCGAACTTTTCCGGTGCTCCGAACTGGGACGAGTTTGTATGGGATAATTTCACCTGGGACGGTTCAACCGTCTCTCCGACGGAGGGGGATGTCCGTGGAACCGGCTTCAACCTGCAGCCAACGATTCGGACTTCTGCGACGTATGTGTATCCGTTTACAGTGAGTTCCATTACGCTGCATAGTACAAAACTTAGACCGATTCGAAAATTGGGACGGTGATGCAATGATTGTACCGAGCATGAACGATTTGAAAGAAATATCTACCGTGATCGGCATTCCGGCGACGGTCGTTATTTCTACGATCTTTGTGTTGTATTGGGGATTCATGCCCTTCGATCACCTGCAAGCCGATCTCACGCTAGTAAAAGCCGACATGGCGTCCATTTTGAACAAAGAGACTCGTCGAGATCAACGCGTTGAAAAACTCATCGAGCAACATGCGGAGCAAATGCACAATTTGAATGCGGCGCTCAAAGAAATTTGTATTAACACTGCGAAAAACGAGAATCGCGTATATGAATGCCTCAAAATAGATGGGCGAGTCTCGCAATAAGACGCGGCAGATAGGATAGAATAGAGAGTAGTCGATGAAATAGTGAGGATGCGCGCATGGCCTCTGTACCTTTTGTCCAAAAATTCTTGACGACACTCGCTCCGAAACCTCCGGCGCCGCCGTTACAAGCGCCAACGAAATTTGCACCGATTAATCCGAATTTTCAACCGGGTGGGTCTGCCGAACCCTCTACCTCAACCGATAGTGCGACGAGTGTTCCGCCCCCTCCCGCATCGCCGACGCCTCAGAGGGCCATTGCGACGAGCGCAAGGACTCGTGAGTATGAGGCTGCGCCGTACGCTGTGGATCCGACGACCGGAACCACGCAAGGGCAGATGGTCTCTCTCTTAGATAAGGGCGGGGCGTATCTCCGTCGCGGCGCGACCGAAGGCGTACAAAAGGCGGCCGAACGAGGGCTTCTTAACTCGAGTCTCTCCTCTGGTTACGCGATGGGTGCGATGATTGATCGCGCTCTTCCAATTGCGCAAACGGACGCTGGGTTTTTCGATAAGGCGATGACGAATACCGCCAACGCGACGAACGCGGAACGGCAATTTAACGCGCAACAAGCGAATCAGATCGCACTCGAAAACGCGAAGAACAAGACGCAAATTTCGGCGTTGAATGCGCAAGAGGTGAATAAACTCGCCGGGCTTGAGTTAGACGCCGATACCCGCTACGCGCTTGGGGTGATGGATGCTCAGACGCGCGCACGGCTCGGCGTAATGGATAACGATACGAAACTCTTACTACAGACGAACGCGGCTGCATCGGATATGTACTCGAATACAATAAAAAATATTGCCGATATTACGCGAGATCCATCGATAAATCCTGATACGAAACAGGCAGCGGTGGACGGGCAATTGAATATGTTGAATCAAGGGCTCAAACAACTCCAGTCAGTCTCATCGGCCGGTGCCCCGGAAAATCTGGCGTTAGGAGATTACTACACGAAGAAAACGCAGATTGCACGCATGAATGAGCAGCAAATTCTCGACGAAAAAGCACGCTTAGCGAATGCGATGAATGCGGCGAAGGCCGGGACATTGGCTCGCAAAACGGCTACCGACGCCTTCAATGAATTTAACGCGTTAGTTGCGGAGGTTCGTTCCGCGCCAAATGTCTCGAGGTTGAACTTGGCTGAAGGGTTCTAACGTGGAGTCGACAATTCGTCCGCTCACGATCGAGGAACTTCCATTATGTTGCGAGCATGGACGGGCGTTTCACGCGGAATTTCAGTTAGCGGGTGAATTTATTCCAGAGGTATTTCTCCGCAATTGGAGAGTGTTTTATGAGCGAAACATGGGCGTTGTGCTCGCGTTGTGGAACGGCGATCAGCTCATCGGAGGACTCGGGAGCCTCCTTGCACCAGACCTCTTTGACGATCGATTGTGCGCCACTGAAATCTTTTGGTTCGTCGATCGAGCGCATCGCCGCGGACGCGGTGGTATTCGACTCTTGGACGCGTATGAACGCTGGGCCTTCGGGCAAGGAGCCGTCGAAGTACGATTAGCGTATTTGAACGGAGGAGTGCAAGACGAAGGACTTCATCGTCTATATACACGTCGAGGATACATGATCCGAGAGACCGGGTGGATGAAACCCCTTGTTAATTTACAGGAGTTAGCATGCCTATCGTAACTGCTACTATCGCCGCAGTCTCCGCGACAATGGCGGCGGTCGGAACAATCGGTGCTGCAGCCGCCGGAGCCGCGACGGTAGGGGCCGCTGTTGCGGCAACCGCGAGCGCAGTGGTCGCCGTCGCGAACGTCGTGGGGATGGTCGGCCTCGCCGTCACAGCCGTTGGAATGGTGACAAAAAACGAGGATCTTCTCAAAGCTGGGAAGATTATGGGCTATGTTGGGATCGGCGGTAACATCCTCGGATTCGGCACGGGATTCGCGGCTGAAGGGTTCAAAGCGTTTAGCGCGCGGATTGGGGATCTTTACTCGTCGTCCTGGGATAAAGGGATGGGGAAAATGTTCAGTTCCTCAGCCGACGATGTCGTCGGAGGCGCGGCGGCAACAAATCAGTCGACCATCGGCGGTAAGAATTTTACGCAGGCTCCAGGCGCCGAACCTGGCATCGGTAACTTTCCGGCCCCCGGAGGGCCGCAACCAACAGATTTGACCGGTATCAACCCGGCAGTGAAACCTGGAACGGGATTTCTTAGCAGCCCACAAGCGACCGCACCAACCCCGATCGCACCAGGGGTAGGAGATCCGAACGCAGCACTTCAGAGTAGCGTCCAGTCAGCTACGAGTGTCGCGACGCCGACCCCAATGAATTTTGAAATGGCCCAAGGCATGGGAAATGCCGCGAATGCTGGGGCAGGGTCCGCCGCCGGACAAAGCGGATTACAAGGATTTCTCAATAATCCCATGCTCCCGCTCGCCGCTGGGCAAATTATTTCAGGCGGCGCCGGAGGCTTATTTACTGGCGCGGCGAAAGAAGAGGAAGTTGATATGTTGCGTCAGCAAAACGAACGGAACGAAGCCCAACGGCAATACTTGAACAAAAATAACCAATTTGCCCCAGGGACGGTATAACGATGACGCTATTGGAAAAAACCAAGCAGAAAATCGAAGAGAGCGTACCCGAGAAAGCGAAGAAGATGTTCACGACGATTGTCGCGAACGGAATGAAACTGATGTGGTCGAAAGAGACTCATCAGACCATGCGCGAATACATTCGAGAAAGCGTTCAGTCTCCGGAGACGATACCGGACGCCGTAGCGGCAGGGATACGCGGAATTATACGCATGTTGTTGCAGGCGAGCAAGACGAAACCTGATCCAAACGAAATTTTTTACGGCGCGTCCTATCCGGCTGCACTCGTACTCATGTGTGACGCGCTCGAATTTGTCGAAGTGTCGAAAAAGATCCCGATCACGAACGATATCATCGCCGAGACAACGAAAGCGGTCGTCGCGCAATTAAATGCGTTATACGGAATTAAGAAAGAGACGCTCGACGCGGCGATGCAACACGCTCAGAAGACACAACAGGAACGAGACGCAGCACAGACGGGCGGCCCTGGTGCAGAAACGCCGGCGATGCCGCCAACTCAACCGATGGAAGCCGAGGTGTAACGTGGGATTTCTCACACTTGCGGGCGCAATTTCTGGAGCGGGGCAAGCCGGGCAAACGGCCTTTCAAGATATGGCCCGGTTTACCGCTGCGGATATGATGGAACGTCGTCGCCAAGAAATGGACCTCCAGAAACAAGAGCGGATGCTCGAAGCGCAACGCGAGATGAACCGAGAGACGATCGCAGCGACCTCGAAGGAAAAGGGAATGGATCGCTCATTGTCGCGAGATTTACAGTCGACTGAGTTGCAATCGCGAGAAGCGATCGCACAAGGGCAGAACGAAACGACGACCGCCATACATAAAAGGGATCGTGAGGCGCGGAGCGAGGAGGCAAAGGCCGCGATTCTGAGTAACGAGAAGATTGCTGAACTCACGACCCAGGCGAATAAAGACATCGCCGCGGGGCATGACGCGAATCAAAAGGATATCGCGAAGCTCAACGCCGCGACTAATCAATCGATCCAAAAAGCCGATCGACTGATGAAGAAATACGAGATCGAGCAGACAGCCGAGAACAGCACGAAACTGGCGACCAGTCGAGCGTTGACGGAAATTGGCAACGAAACCACGCGTCTGACCGCCCTTTTAGCCAATCCGATGTTGGATCCCGCGACGACCAAGGCGTTGCAAGAGCGGTTGAACAAACTTGAGAGGATCCACGACGCCTACTCGCGTTCAATGCTTCCAGAGGGGGAAAAGGGCGCCGCGGCGTCAACGGGGCAAAAGACGCTCCCGCCGTTCCAGTTCCCGAAAGGAATCCCGGCTCCGTCGTCTGGGAGTTTGAAACCGGCGTATCCGGGGGCTTTCAACGCACCTGGCGTAAAAGTGCTTCCATTGCCTGGACAGGCCGAGCAAGACGCGATGGGTCGCGCCTTGAATCCGTAACACGTTTCCGACCGTCGAAAGGACCTCATGGCCGAGCCTAATCCCCTCGAGGTGTTTCGCACCCTCACCGATCCCGCCGAACAAGAATTCGTACGATCGAAGCGTGGCCTTGTGGAAAACGAGGACATCCTCACGCAACTCGACGCCTTCCGTGCGCAGCGCGCGGCCGAAGCTCCGCCTCCAGAGCCGACTCCTCCTCTCGATCCGCATTATGAAGCCTGGTTAACCGAAGCGAAACGGCTCAATCCGGATTATCCGGATGAGAATTTGAAAGAGATTTATGATCGGACGTACGCCGAGAAGGACGCCGATCTCATCAGTTACGAAGATTTCCTCAAACAAGCGAAACCGCTTAATCCGGATTATTCCGACGCACAAATTCGATCTATCTGGGAGGAACAATATGCCTCACGCGGAGCCCTCGAAGAGAATCCCGGCTTTACTGGTACGTTGCTTGAGGGCGCTCGGCAAACTGGACGATCCATCAAGGCGTTCGGACAAGCTCTCGCAGGAGATACAGCCGGTGCCGAGCAGACTGCCGAAGCGTCTACAAGCGCCCCACGCGATCCAGCCTTGGTTCGGCTGCTCCGAGACATTAATCGACGCAAAGAGGAACTAGGGCCTGACGCGCCGTGGTATGACGCCGGTGCGGCAGTCGGGAAAGCCCTTCTGAATGACCCCAAGGGCGCGGCGCTCCTGCTTACAGAACAGCTTCCGAATAGTGTCGCCGCGCTTGGATCGGCAGGAACGGGAGCGCTCGCGGGAGGAATGCTAGCTGGTCCTCCTGGTGCCGTTGTCGGCGGGCTCGCTGGACTCTTCCTCGCCGATGTGGCCTTGGAAACCGGAGGCAAGGTCATTGAGAAAGCCCAAGGCGGATTGACCCCAGATGAACGACTCGAAGCCCTTGACGAAGGACTCCAAAAAGGGGCAATCATCGCGGGGATCGACGCGGCAACATTCGGCGCGACGAAGTGGTTGACTGGCGCAGCGTCACGGGCGATGGAGCGGGCGACAATTACAACGCTCGAACGGGAAGGCATCGACGTGACCGATAAGACGGCCGTCGAGCTCGCCCGCCAGAGGCCCGAAATTGTCGACAAAGTCCAAGCAGCGCAAAAAGAAGCCCTCCAGGGAGTCAGTACCCTCGGCCAAAAGACCGCCCGTGGGACGTCTGAGGTGGCTCTACAAACGATCGGAGAGGGCGCTGGGGAGTATATCGGGGAACTCGTCGCAACGGGGCATGGTGACAAGGTTGAAGCGTTTATCGAAGCCTTTGCGGGGCTCGGACAGAGTATCGGTGAGATCAGTATTGCCGGAACGATGGATTCCAAACGCGCGGTTACGACCTTATTTGGCGCGGGGAACGAAGCCGAGAAGCCAGAAATACAGAATATTCTCAAGCAAGGTACCGTTGACGACGCGATTAAATCGGCCGGCGCGGCAGTCGGCGGTGATCAGGTGCCAGTTACCCCAGAGGCGATCGATCAATTCATCGGGGCGGCGACAACCAAACCGGGGGCGTATACCGACAGTCATTATAGTGCTGATCAGACCATTGCGAATCAGTTTTTTGCGACACTAAAAGAAGCCGGCCATCGGGTGAACGATCAGCCGGACGGGTCCATGATATACCGCGGAGTGACCTCGCGTGTTATTCACCCGTCCGATCTTCCCGATGAACGTGGAGTCGCCGGATTCGTCACGCGTGGGCAATACGAAGCGATTGACGTTGCGCTCCAAGCGATGGGGAAACATCTGATTGTCCTCGACGCGCCGCTCGGGCAATTCGAGGGTGGCGTCTACCGTGCCCAATTCCCGAATACCGTCTTTCTCTCCAATAAAACCGACAATGATCCCGTGGTCGTGGCGTTCCACGAAGTCGGTCATCTCATGCAGGGGAAGCCGCTCTACGAGGCGTTCCAACAGACCGTCCAAGAGGAACTCCAGCCGGGGGCGAAGACACTCGCAAAAGAACGGCATCCTGTCGCCGGGGGGCGAAAACTCCTGAACGAAATGTCGGCCGACATCCTCGGCGATGCGATGTTGAAACCGGAGTTCATGGAAAAGGTCTTCAAGAATCTGCAGCTTCAAGTTGGGCCAGAGGCGGCGCAGAAAGAAGTGACTGGATTCCTCGAAAAACTCAAAGACATGATCGTCCGCGTGAAGAACGCAGTGCTCGGCCATACGTTCTTGGCGAAGGATGGGCGCGAAGTCGCGACGGCGTACGTGAATAACCTCGAACGGGTCTACGATAGCCTCGCGAAAGCCGTCGCGGCGGAATTCACCGTGAAACCTGTGACACCTGCAGAGGAGACGAAGCCGCTCGAGAAAGTCTTACCACTCGAACCACGAAAGGAGGTCACAAATGAAAAAGAAGTCCGGCAAGAAAAAGTGCTAGCAGAGTCGACGCCCCCGTCTGTGGAGGACATCCATCGCCTTGCTGAACAGAAAGGGGTCGCGTGGGATAACGCGCCTGGGTTTATGGCGCTCACCAAGGCTGTCACCGGTAAAGAACATCTCGACGATCTAACTGCTCCAGAACGCAAGCGGGTTGTGGATGTCTTGACGAATTTACAGGACCGCCTACCAACAACCCAAGAAGGAAAGGAGGGATTGACGAATGAAGATGTCCAAGAAAAAGAAGGGCAAGTAAGCCCTGAACCAGTCACGCTCGACGACGCGGCGCGCGATGTGAACCCGGAGCCCACTGAGCCACAAAAGGAGGCGGGCAACTATAAGAAGGGGCATATCAAAGTCGCTGGACTCGACATCAGTATCGAGAATCCAGAAGGCTCGACGCGACGCGGCGTCGATCGGACCGGTCGTGCCTGGTCGCAAAAGATGAAGTCGCATTATGGGTACGTGCGCGGGACCAAAGGGCGCGATAAAGATCACATCGACGTGTTCGTGAAACCAGGGCTCGATGAGACGTATAACGGCACGGCATATGTCGTGGATCAGATCGACCCCACCACGAAACGATTCGACGAACACAAGATTTTGCTTGGTGCGTCTTCGCCGGCTGAGGCGAAGAAGATGTACCAGGAGCATTATACGAAAGGCTGGCAAGGGCTCGGTGCAATCTCTCCGATGTCAATGGATCAGTTGAAGGCGTGGCTCAAGGGAGATACCACCACGCCCGTTGCGTATCAAGAGAAAAAGGATTTAATTCCCACGCCGAAGAAAAAAGACGTTGGTCTGATTCCGAAGGCACAGACAGAAACGATTGAACCGTTAAAGGACACGTTTGTCGGTGAGAATGCGGCTGGGGAAAAACTCTACGAACGAGCGAGCGGCGAACGCTACCGGATGCGAACCGATCGGAAGGATCGCCCGGAGGGGTATCCTGATTTCGGCGGTGACCTTGCTCCGACCCTTCCAAAAAATAAACGGACATTTCAACGCTACGAAGACGGTGCGGATCCGGTCGGATCGCCGAACAAACCACACGGTCTCTATGTCTCCCCCGAAGGAATTGATTCTCCTCATAAAGAGTTAGGAGGAACGCGTAGCACGTGGAAACTCGACGAGGACGCAAAGGTTCTCTCGGTCCATGACTACGGGAAAGAAACCTCCTTACGAAAGGGCGCCGATGGGGCAGACGCTGGGGTCAACGCCGCACGAATGCTCCTCGAAAAAGAAACGTTCGATCTATTAAAAGCAGGATCAAAGGCCGACGCGATCGCGTATGCGAACGAGAACTACCCAGGACCGGATTACACGAAATATTACGACAAGCAAGAAGTGATCGCGGCGATTGGCGCCCAGGAAGCTCGGAAACAAGGCTACGACGCGCTGTAT